ATGCCAGACACAATCGAACAGCTTGAAGAAAAGAAGCGCCGGCTTGAACTGGAAGCCGCCATCGCCAGCCTGGAACGCAAGAAAGAGACAATCCGAGTCATTTCCAAGACTCCGGCAATCCTCTCCAAGGTGCTCTATCTGTTGGCGGTGATATTGGCCGCCATAGGTTCCACGATGTTTCTCCTGGGAATCGCCTACGAGCTCGACGGATTGCGGGCCCCCAGAGACTTGCTTATCGGCGCCCTGCTGTGTACCCCGCTGGCCGCCCTGCTCTTTTGGCGCAGGGCGAGACGCCAGGGGTTATAGCAACCAAGTGGCTTTTTCTGGGGAGAACACGATATGGCTCGGTTCGCCGTGTTTGTTTTATTGTTGTAGCCCACAGCATCGTATTGCTCCCTTTCCTGCTGTAATCCCCGCCCCAAGCCAGCTCCGCCCAAAGCAAAAACCCCCAAGGCATTCCTGCCAAGGGGGTTTCCGCGCTGCAACCCGGCCTGAAAGCCAGTTGCAACAGTCTTGCAGACACTGCATACCCAGGTGCCACCCGGGCCAAAACAGCATCTAATAGGGGTTTGGTGCGAAGGAGGGGACTCGAACCCCTACTCACCCCAGTATCTATGCGACTTTCAAGCCTTATGTTGTCCGCAGGCTGTCATTACCGGAGTCGACTTCATTCGCGCCCGTAGCCCTATACTTAGCCTTCCAGAGGGGTCAGGAGCGCAGCATGTGCGGTCGCATCGTCCAGAAGTCCGGGCCGCTCGATTACGTCGAGCGCATCTTTCCGAACCCACATCGCGTGTTCGACGACCCAGCCGGCCCGCGCTACAACATCCCGCCTGGCACGCGGCCGCTCGCCATGCACCGTCTGGCCGGCGAGTTCGAACTGGGCCGGCTACCGTGGGGGTGGCGCCCCCACAATTCCAAGTACCTCATGTCGAACGCCAGGCTGGACAAGGTCCTTGCCGGCGCATGGCCCTGGAAGATGCTCACCAGCCACGGGCGCATCCTTGTCCCGGCGGATGGCTGGTATGAATGGAAGCAGCTCGGTACGGGACCAAAGCCTGCCAAGCAGCCCTATTACATCCACGCTACAGACGGCGCACCGCTTTATTTTGCCGGCTTGAGCAATTGGCGCCCCGGTATGGAAAAGGATGAGGCGCATGGGTTCGCCATCGTTACGAACGACGCCGCAGGCGGCATGATTGACGTCCATGACCGCCGGCCAGTAGCGCTTCCGCCGGATCTGGCGCTGCACTGGATGGACCCCGATTTTCCCACCGCCCAGGCGTTGGACGTGCTCGGCCTTGGATTGCCTGAATCGGCTTTCACTTGGCACCCAGTCCGCCCGGAGGTGGGCAGTTCGCGCTACCAGATGCCCGACGCCGTCGACCCTGTTGAGCCTCTTACGCCGCCGGCTTGACCTTGTCGTAGAGAAGGATGGCCTTGTCCAGCGTCAATTCCATCCCGTGGCGCGTGCCGTTCGCGGCCCATAGCTCGTGCTGCCAGCGGCTGTCGACGAACACCCGGCAGATTGTCCACCCGCCAGGCCCAGCCCAGTAGTATTCGTCCCGCTTTACCCACTCTGCCGCGTCCGCCTTGTTTCGTCCCCAATCGGCCTAAATGGGGGCCGAATTGCGCGAATTCTAGGCGCGATTACACTGTATGTCCATACAGTTGTTTTGCCATGCCGTTCAAAGCCCCCCTCACCCATTCCGAGTTGCGCGCCATCCGCGAGCGTCAGCCGTGGAACGCTGATGTGCTGGCCCTCCTATGGGAGGTCAAGCGCCTGCGCTCGGTCTTGCTGCGCATGCACCAGGTGTCCTGTGACTTGAAGCGCCCTGCCGGGCTGATGGGGGACATCTACGACGAACTGCTGGCGGGCCTAGCCGTCGAACCCTGCGTGGTGGAAATGGACCAGATGACGGCCGAACTGTTGGAATCGCCAGCCAAGCTGCGCAAGGGGATGGCGCCGCGTTAGCGCTTGCAAAGCTTGCGCCAGGTTTCGTTGTGCTCCAGCACTTGACGCCGTATCGCTGGCGGCGTGTTGTCCACCTGTGCGGCGGAATCAAAATAGACCGGCTGCGTGTGGTCGCAGTATTCAACGCCCACCCTTGCCGGTGGGGCTGCGCACCCAACCAGACTTAAGCTGATCACCAACAGCGTCATCATCCTTGCGGGCCACATCGTCCTGCACATCGCGAACCTCCTGGCGGGTCTGTGCCGCCTGATCGTTGACCTGCTCATTGCGCTCCTGGCGCTCAGCCTGGCGCCCCGTCGCTCGGCCGCGCCAGTACACGCTAACCAGCGTGCCCAGAAACAGGCCCACCACCAACAGCCAGCCCTGCACACGCTTAAGCCACGTCTGCATGCCGCCCCCTGACTTCGATGTAGGCCTGCGTGTGATTGGTCGCCCACTTCGCACGCAATTCCGTCCGCTGTTCCGGCGTGCCCCTGGCATGGGCGCCAGGGCGCCAGGTGCGCAAGTAGAGCGCCCAGGCGCCTTCTTCGTCACCCAGTGCTGGCAGGCGGCCCGGATCGGTCCACAGCAAGAGGCGAGCGAGACCAGCGGCCAGCACGTCGTCGCGCTCGATGTCATTCCAGATCGCGGCATCGTCCGCTGCTACGCCGCGGGCGCGGTACAGCTGCGCAGCCAGGTCGCGCGTGGCCGCGTGGGTCCGGACGCCCCGAACCATGCCGCCCCCCTGCTCTGCTTGCCAGAAGCTCTTAGCCGGCCCCACAGGCCGCGGCGGGCGACCAACCAACTGCCGCCGGTCGATAAACCGACTTTCCTGCAGGCCGATAGCCAAGAGCATCAGGCGCGCTTCGGCCGTGTCCATCTTCGCCGGCAGCAGAGCCAGCGCGGGCGTGATCGCCTCGTCCGTGATCGTCATCAGATTCACGCTCATCCCTCCCCGCCCGGCCGAAAGCCGAACAACTTGGCCCGCACTTCGGCCAACCATTCCAAAAGCCCCTTTTGGCGCATCGTCGCCATCCAGCGCATATATGCGCCCAGTACCCACCAGGCCGGCAAGCCAGCGAGCAACATGCTTGGGCCAAGTACGTAGAACTTCGCCAACAGCGCGTCGTCGGAACCGGCCCCGTGATGGGCCAACCATGTCATGGCCTCTATCAGGCCCGGCTTCCACGCGATTACGACGCCGGCCAGCGCCGGACCGAACATGAAGGAACATGCAACCGTGCATACCGAGCGAACGGTAAATTCCCGCGGCGTTTTGGGCGGCATGATCAGCAGCCCCAGCATTGCGGCCACTGCGGCAGGAATGCCGTAAGCCATTGCGACCTTCAGGGCCGCCAAACCACCCAGACCAGTAGATCCCGGTTCCATATTTGCCCCGCTCCTGTTGACGGTGTGCATGATTGCCTCTCCCGTATGGACGAAAAAAAACCCGCCAAAGCGGGCACAAACTAGGCCTGGAGCTATCTCACAGGCCGGTCACGTCAATAATCGTCGAACTGAAATTTTCTCGACGTATGTCGGGCCAGTTGGACGGAGTTGCATTCGGTCCGTAGTCCTCCACGCAGATGGTCTGCCCCATATAGCTGCCGTCCTGCCGAGCCATCTGCCAAAACCGAAATTGCATGAATTGAACACCTGGACCCACACCTATAGGCACCTCGGTCTGGCTATTGCACATGTTCCCCTGAATGATTGCCGGCGTGATTCCCGGATAGACACGCAGCGCGAGGTTGGGGGGCAGACCCGAGCTTGTGGAAGGAACATCGTTGAGTGTTCCGCTCCAAAAATCAGTTGTCCGCATATAGTCAATTCTGGAATCAAACGTCTTCACGCCAGCAGCATTCTTGACGATAAGTCCATACCTTTCACCAGTTGGGATTGAAGCCGCTACCGGCTCATCGAACACGTACCACCAGATGGTCACCGGCGCACTTCCAGGCTGGTAGCCCAGAAAGTTCAGAGACATGCCACTCCCACTAGGTGAAATTCCGTACAGCGTGGCTGCCCCGTTTGAGCGGAACGCCACAATCCCAGCGTTGCGCGACGTGTAAGCATTGGCCTGCCTGAAGTTGCCGTGAAACCACCCCCCTGTTGCTGTGATGACCCCCTTGTCACGCAAAGCAAAGTTCCTATACGCGCTGTCTATCTGTATTTCATTTGATCCATTCCTTGCCCTGAAGCCGTAGTCCGCCATTACCCTAGAACTCCATATGTCACCCTGGCGTTCACGCGGTACGCCGACGCTACGCCGAAGGCCCAGCTAAGAGTGGTGCCGGATATTGAAATCACAGGCGCCGTAGTGAAGCCGATGGTTGAGCCTGCCACCGCTGACAGCTGATAGATCGGCACGCGTCCTGCAAACTCCGGCACGGTGATTGCGCCGTCCGACAGCCCAGTGTTCACCTCGCCTATCAGCCGAGGGAGCCGCGTTGTGAATTCAACTTGGCTGAGCCCTCCGGCCGCTTTCGTTCGAACGCCATAAGTCGCCATTACGGTAGATACCCCAATGTCACGCGATCCACGCCATTCGGATCGAACACCACCACGTTTTGGCCGTTGACCCGAAGGCGCCCCCCGCCCGGTAGCGCGCTGTTCATTTCCAGCACGCCGCCTTTGTCGATACGCCACCCCGACACGCCTGGCACGTAGTCGTTCGACTGGATGTAGTTGCCGATCATGGCGTTAGTGATCCAGCCGCTGCCGATAAAGGCCTGGTTGATGAACGTCTGCCCGTTCTGGATCACAAACGGCGTGGTGACAACGCCATTGATCAGGTTGATAAGCGCCAGACGGTCGGCCAAGAAAAGAACCTGCGTCTGCATGCCCTCGGGCGTGTTTTCGACGCCTACGCCCATGCCGGCGCTGTAGTACTTGCCGTCCACGGTCACGCCGGCCTTGATGCTCACCATCGCATTGAGACCGTCTTTCACCTGCTTGATCTCGGTCGCCGCGTCGCCCCCGGATTCAATTTCAGTGATCAAGTCCTGCCCGAGCATGGATTTTTCGATCTTGCCGCCGATCTGCTCCAGGATTGGCGTTGCGTCCGTACTCGCCTGCCCGCGAATGCCCAGGCCGCTTTCCGAGGGATACCAAGCACCCGCCACGCCGTTCTTGTCGACCAGCCGCGCCCAAAACCACAGTTCCTTGCCAGCTAGCAGGCCCAACAGCGTGTGCGTGTTTTGCGGGTAGGCAAAGACGCCCAAGGGGATGGCGCCCTCAAAGCTGGAATTCTGCGAGTACCGAATCTCGGTGCTGGCGATGATCGACGGGCCGGACGGCAATCCCCAGTCAAGCTGGATAGCGAAGAGAAGCCCCCTCGCAACCAGGCTGGTAATGACTGGAGGCGGACCCACGATGCCGTCCAGGTGCGTCAGTACAGACGTGGCCCAGATGGATGCCACGCCCAGGGCGTTGAGTCCCCGCACTCGGAACGTGTAGCCCCCGGAGTAAATATTGGGAACCTCCACTCGCGCATAGCCCGTGCGCGGCAGATTGATCCAATCCGAATTGTCGCGGCGCCACTGCACTTCATACGCCACCGCGCCGTCCGCCCCCTTCCATTCGAAAACCGCCGTGTGGTTGGCGATGCCCTGATTGATGATGTAGTACGAACTGATTTTCGGTTCCGTAGGCGGCGGCAGCACTCCAGGCGGAATCACCGAAATCGGCGGCCGGTCCAACCGGGTGCCAAAGTCAACGTTGTTGAACTTGCCCGGCTCGTGCTGGATAGCCGAGACATCTGCCAACACTCCGTCCTTGCGCTTGATACTCAAGACGCGGAACGTCTGAGCCGACAGCGCCTCGGATTCCAGCGTCCATACGCATTCCGGCTCGGGCACCTCGGAAAACGGCGTCTGGACGTCGATGTGCATTGCCGAACCAGGTAGGCCAATGAGGTCCGCCGTCAACTTCGTTGAGTCGTAGCTGTAGCCGCCTGAATCCAGCGTCAACGGCTCCCCCATGGCCGACGAAACCAACCGGGTTTCCGACTTTCCACTGGGCAGGTTCACCGTCAGCCGGTCACCAGGCCGGATTCCCAACTCGGCGTCGACCACAATTCGGCTGGCCGAGGCTTCCCGGATGCGGCCACCGATACGACGGCCGGCCAAATGCTGGTCCGCAACGCGAATGATGCTGCCTGGCCGAATCTGGCACTGCTCCAGGCCGACACTGAACGTGACGCCCCGCGTCTCCAAGTTGGAGGTAAGCAGAAGCCACTTTCCAACCCGGTTGGCCTGGCCGCGCGACGTGCAGCCGAAAGCGGTGACCTCCAGCTGCTTGATGCCGTAGCGCGCAATGCCTTCGCGGCTCTCGACGTATTCGACCTTCTGACGCCCCATGTCCGTCAAGTCGCTCCAAGACACCAGCGCGACCGTGTAGCGCGTGTTCAACGCAGACCCGGTGTAGGAGAACCGGCCATCGATGACGTTGGCCGACGAGTACGTGTAAACCGGGTCGCCCGGCATGTCCGCCACGGCGATCACCGAAGAATTCGCCCAGTAGGCCATACCTCGAAACACGGACGCCAGATCCTGAACGACGCGGTACGCGTCGGCAGTCGTCTGCAGATAGACATTGCAGGTAAACCGCGGCTCCTTTCCTCCGAAGCCATCGTCCACCAGTTCGTCGCAATACCGGCCGATCTGGTACAGGCCCCACTTGTCCAGCCAGCCGGCCGGAACCCGCTCGCCCAGGCCGTAGCGGTCGTTTCCCACCAGGTCGAAAAACACCCATGCAGGGTTATCGGTCCACGCCGTCTTGAACGTGCCGTCCCAGGTGCCGATATACACCCGAGTCTCCGGGTCGTAGTTGCTCGGCACGCGGATGATGCGCCCCTTCATGTCGTAGGCGCGCGTGGGCACGCTTTGGAACTGCGATGCGTCGATCTTGATCCCGACCACAGCCGACATGGGATAGCGTAGCTTCGCGTCGATGATCTCGGTCACCGCATCCACGAACGTGCGATCCGCGATAGTGTTGCTGTTCGCGTTGGCCGTCAGGCGCCGAACACGTATGCTCCATCCCTGCTGCGCCCCCGCTGGCAGGTCGATGCGGTGCGATCGCGCATAGCGCTGCGTTGTCTTGCCATCAAAGGCGCTAGCCAGCACCTGCTGGTAGGAAGCGCCATCCCGGCTCACGTCAATCGCATACTCGACCCGGTAGCCGTTGATGTCACCGTTCGACGTGTCGGCCTTGCTCAGTCCCTCCACGGCCAATGTCACCCGCACTGCGGACATTTGGCGGTTCGTGAACAGTCGCACCCAGGGCTGCGTGGCTTTCAGTTCGGTGCTGACGCCGATTGTGTTCTCGGATGCGGGGAACCCCGGCAAGGGGTCTTGCCATTGCGTGCCAGTGCGAAAATCAATCGACACATTGGAGAAATTCAGAGAGCCGTCCGCATTGGCAACGGGCGTACCGTTTAGATACACGTCACGCAGCGCCCCGCCAAGCCCATGCACCGGCCCGTAGATCTCCCCTTCGCTCAAAAGATCGATTACGCGGGCATAGGCGGTGCTATGCAGGCTGTCGGGCGCCTCGCTCGGGCTGCTCCCTCCCCCCCCGCCTTTACCGCCCTTGTGGCCGATAACCCGCAGCGTGACGCGCTGGCGACGACCATAAAAAAAGGCACCCGAAGGTGCCTTTCTGCGTTGCCTGAGTTTCATGCTTGATCTTCCGAAAATATGCCTGCCGAGATAGTGGCGCTGCCGATGATCATGCGCCCATACAGTACGGGTACAGGATTGCCTTGAGCCGAGGTATTGATCGGGCCGTTGAAGTTGTACGAAGCCCCATTCTCAGGCCGATCTTTGGCGCTCAATGATCGCTGCTGTGGCGAGAGCATCTGTACGACACCGCCAAGCGCCAAAGAAGCACCCATATTGACCAGCCAAGCCTGACCGGTATAGAAGCCCACAACCACCATGACGGCGCCGAGAACGGCTTGGAACAGCCCCCCGCGCTTCGAGCCGGCCAACACAGGCGCGATCCGGATGTCGTTGTCGCCAACCGGGTGCCCAAGCTCTTCCTCACCGATGTTCCGCCGGCCGATGAAACACGCGTATTTGACGCCGCGACTTCCGCTGGACGCCATCGCGGCTTCGAAGCCCGGAACCAACACGCAAAGCGCGCGGACGGCCTCTGCAGTGCTGTTCACTGCCAACCTATGCACCCGGCCGAATTGTGCACCCATGCGCCCGTATAGCCGCACCGTGCGTAGTGTTTCGTTCATGCTTCACCCTTGATATCGCAGCACCAGGCGCGTTGCCTCGCGCCAGTAGCCGCCATACACCACCCGCTCGGACTGGCGCCCGTAGAGGTGGTGCAACATCGCGTCCGGCACCGAGAACAGGCCCGGCGCCTCCTTTAGTCCCTCGGCGCCCAGGAAGACGCCCGCGTGGTTGGCGCGGTTGGAGCGGACCTGCATCAATATCACGTCGCCTGGCGCCATGTCCTCGCCGGCCTGCAACAGCCGGAATCCCGCCTCGGCGTAGTGATCCATGTACAGGTCGCCGTCGCGGCCAGGCTCCCACCAGCCGTCATCCCGCTGGAAGTCCAGCAGCTCGATACCGCGCTCGCGCTTGTACCAGTCCCGCACCAGGCTGTAGCAGTCCAGCACGCCATGCGCGAACTGGCGGCCCAGCAACGGCGCTTGAAACCCCACCGGAGTAAAGCCCCGCAACTCGCCCGCCACCACCGCGCCCGCGTCGTCCCTCGCCACGGCCACGATGAACCAGGGAATACCCGTCGCCTCGCAGGCAACGCGGTCCGCCTCGCTCGGCGCAGGCGTCTCGTCCGGGTGGGAATGCACAATGGCCACGATTCGGCCCGTGTCCTCGGCCGCGGTGTAGTCGTCAGCCGCAAGCACGAAATGGTCGGCGCTCGCCGCCGTGTTCCGGCACGGTACATACACCTCGCGGCGTGCCACCATGACCACCAGCCCGCAGCACTCGCGCGGGTACTCGGCCACCGCATGCGCGCGGATGGCCTCCATCGTCTTTTTGCGCATGGTCACCCTCTGATCAGGTCGGCAGAGGGAAACCCTCCGAAGTTGATTACCTCGTACTCTCCGAATCGCTTCTTGCAGTCCGACATGAGGCCCGAGCAGCGATCGCGCGCCGGGTCCGTGACCGGGTTCCCGGCCAGGTCGAACATGCGCCCGCCGGTATATCCGCAGTACGGGCCGCGATAACCGCCCTTGCGCAGCCAACCGCACACCCCAGCGATGATCGGACGACTGGGCAGCTGCTGCCCGTCGAAGTCCAAAGCACTCGATAGCTGGAATTCCACCGCCTCGGCGGTCTCGGCCGTCTTCTGCTGCACGATCCAGACTTCCGGCGGCAATTCTTCTGCGGGGTTCGCGGTGGGGTTACCCTCCGGGAAATTGCGCGCATCAAGATAACTGCCCAGCGTGCGACGCACCCGCACCCAGGCGCCCACCATGTCGTCCAGGGCGATACACAGGGAAGAAATCACGCCGGCAATCGGCTTGCCTTCGGCGTCCGCGCCTATGTTCCCGACCGACAAAGTAGGCGTCGGCTGCTGGCCGTCGCCGACCTGTTCGAAGCCCTCCGCCGTGATAGCCCAAGGGTCGTATTGATTACCTTGCCACCAGATCGGGCCGACCTGCGTGTAGCCATGGAAGCGCTGTAGCACCCCCCCGATGGGCGTGGCGTCCAGCTCGTAGAGTTCGACCAGATCGCCGACCTCCAGCTTCTGCACATCTGCATAGATCCGCATTTTTCCCCCTTATGCTTTCAACGTGGCAGCCAGGCGGAACAAATCATCAAGGTGGACTGCCTCTAGGCCGAGTTCATCGGCAAGTGCCGCCAGCATTGCGCTGTCACGCTCGAACTGCTGAATATCCGCCCAGGCGTCTCGGTAGTACGCAGGCGTTTCTGACTTCGCCAACAGTTCCTCCACAGCCTCCAGCAAATCGCGTTTGATCGCGCTGGTATCGGACGTGTCGTTGATGACAATTTCGCCCCCCTCAACGGTGGACAAGCGCAGCGCTTGGCGCCCTTGGTAGCGGGACACCAATCGTGGCACGGGAGGTGTGGCAGCGACCCAATCTCCGCTTTCCGATGCCACCATTTCTGGCGCTGGGCGCTCACCAGCCATGACCACCCAGCCATTCTCCGGAACACCGCCGATCTGCTGGCTGCTAAATCCGACCTTTCCGTAGACCTTCATAGCGCACCTCGAACTTTCCACACGCGAACCCGCAGACGACCATTCGAAAATACATCCACTTCGCCCCCCCCACCGCCGGACAACGATCCAGGCGCGGCAAGGCTGTGGCGCCCCGTTTGCACGACAATTTGACCCGTTCCAAGTTGGCTAGCACGAGTCCCATGCGTTTGCCACTCCGCTGGCACAGTGGACGTGTTAAACGTGGTCAACCATCCGGTATCGAACCATTGATCCGTCAGGGTGGGGTGTCGCAACTGAGCTTCGCAAACGACCGGACAGCCCGGGAATGGGTTGTCGTATACGTACCTGGTATTTGTTTGGATGGTCGGAGGATTTTGCAGCGAACCGCCGGGGTAGTAATGTACGAAGCCAACCGAAGTTTCCAGGCTCTGGAAAGCGGAATTCAGCGCTGCATAGTCGCTGGCCAGTTGCGCGGCATCTGCCGCCCCCGGGTTGGTGACAGCGCCGAACGCCTGCACCGTCCATACCCCGGCGACGTTGGAGGGCCGAGTTTCACTTGCCGTGCGAGCTACGCGGGATGCATCAAATGTGTAGCTGGAAGCATAGTCACTTGCGACCCGCGCTGAACCTTCGACGAGATAGCCATTTCCACCATCCACAACCGTCCGGAATGGCCCGTTCGTGTTACCCGACGGGTTCGCCACCATGCGGGCGATGTTGCGGCCCCACCCAATATCGAGCGAACCGGCGATGTTCTGCATGGCGTCTCGTTGAATCGAGCCGTCGACTCCTGACGAAAGCGAGCCGTCACCACGCATGAACAACGCGCCAATAGAGCCAGACGACTTTCCGTTGTAATCCGGCATGCGGATAGTCGTGGAGCCATCCCCCAGCGTGTAGGCCCCGCGTTTCAGCGGGTCCGCGAGCCAATCCGCCTCGGATACTACCGGCAGCGTGCCAGCGACCACCATGGCAGCGAGGTCGGGGAAAGTGGCGCGGCTTGCGGTCTGCCCATCAGCCGGAATCTGGCCAGCGGGAATGGACGTGCGCAACGGCCACCATGCCACCGAGCCTGCCGGCGGCCCGCTACGCGGCAATTGCCCGCTCGGCACTTTGCCTCCCGCGTCCAGAGTCGCCACCCCGCCGGCCGCTCCCTTCTGCGACATGGGGATAGCGTCAACTGCATTGGGTAGCTGCGTCGGCGTCACTTTGCCATCAGTTCCCAGTGTGGCGACACCTCCAGGCGCGCCCTTTTCGTCCGCATGCACAAAATCATCAAGGTGTGCAGACGGCACTTTACCGGTGCCATCCAACGGCGCCACTCCACCGGGTATACCCTTCTGGGACTTTGGCACTGCCCCGTCGGCGACAATCTGCGCGGCTGCCGCTTGTTCCTTGGCTCCGACCGCAATCAGTTCGATGGCATCGACGCCTGTCTGCACCTTGGAAAAGTTGGCGTTGACCTTGACCATACCGTTGCGCAACGGGTCGCCCGTGCCATCATTGGCCTGCTGGCCAACTTCGATGTGTTCGAGTTCTTGCATATCTGTTTAGGGCTTGAAAACCTGTTGAAACTTCGCGGACACCGTATAGGCGGGGCCGCCCATAGGCATGGGGCTGTACTCGGCGACCTCGTAGTAGCCCTCAACGCCCATGGGCGGGGTCCAGAGAAATGAGCGGGTGCCGGCGTGGCGGTCCAGAAAATCTACGAGGTCCAGCATCTGGTCGCGCGTGCCGGCGAACTGCACCGGCCACGCCTGGACCTTCTTGTTGATGCCATCCCCGACCACTTGCCGGTAGCCGTCACCGAATTGCGCGACAATCCTCCGGAAGGCGACCGTGCCAGCTGGCTGCCCGACGGGCTTCCAGCGAAACGTTTCTGTCGTCATACCCGCTCATTCCTCTTATTCCAATTGGCACCACCTGGCCGGTTGGCGCGGTCGATCTCTCGACGGACCAAGACCTTGATGCCTTCGGCCAGTCGGTCGCCGATTTCGCTCTGCCCAGTCCCCTTCTGATCCTCGCCACCATCCTGCGTTACGTTGACTTGGATAGAGATGTTCGGGGCCGCCCCAACACCCTCTGCCAGCGGCGCGCCCTGCGCAACCATCGGGCTGACGTGCCCCGATTGAGACCCCATCAGCAGGAAAGACTTGTCGCCGATGCGAGCCACCTCCGGCATGCCGCGCTCGTTCACCTCGTACATCTGGCCTGCCGCCACGGGGCCGCCGATGGCTCTGCGACCGACCGCGCCCCAAGCGCCCGACATGCCATCAACGCTGCCCGTCATCGAGCCGCCGGACGTCGCGCCCGCGCCGGCGGTGATCCCTCCAGCCAGCGAACCGACGATGCTGCCGATGGCGCCGATGATTGCCTGCCTTGCCGCGATGCGTGCCAAGTCCGCCAGAATCGACGTGGCGAGGTCTTTGAAGCTCGCCTTGCCCGTGGTCACAAATCGGGTCAACGCATCCTCCATGCCCCGGAATGCGCCCGAGAAGACGCCTTGCGACAGCTGGGCGACGTTTCCGGCGGATTCGGCGTAGTCGGAGAACGCTTCACGCGCCCCGTTGCGCCAATCTCCGTTGAGCTTGTCGACCTTGTCGTAGTAGTCCTTCTGGTCGGCCAGCGCCGCCTGCAGGGAATCGCGGATCTTGCCCTGCGCTTCCCGGAAGCGATCCGAGTCAAGCTGATCCTTCGGTGTGGCCTTGGCAAGCTGGTCCTGGTAGCGCTTGAACTCCAAGCGGATAGAGTTCTCAGCCTCCACCCGCTGGCGCGCAACCTGGCCCAGGCCGGCTGTGCCCAGCTGGCGGTCGTACTGCTCCTGCCGCGACTCGGCCGACGATGCGATCGCCTGCTGGATCTGCGCCGCCCGCTCGTCCATCTTGAGCATCGCCTGCTTGGCGGCCAGTTCCTTGGCCAGGCCCTCGTTCTTCACCAGCTGGGCGCGGATCGCGTCCTGACTGGCGAGCAAGCTCTTTTGATCCGCCGTCAGGATCTTCTTGTCCTTGAGGTCGGCAATCTCTTGCTCGAACTCCGCGCGGGCCTTGCCTGCATCCGTTAGCTTCTTCTCCCCGGCAAGCTGCGCGGCTAGAGAGGCTTCCTGTTGGCGAAGATCAGCCAATCGGCGCATTGCACCGTCATCTTTGTAAGCGGCACCCTTTTGGTCCTTGTACTTCTCATTGACCTTGGCGATGCGCTTCTGTAGTGCTTCTTCGTTTTCGCCAAGCTCTTTCGAAGCGGCTGTAACTTGAGCCACTTCTTGGTCTCGGATCTCCTTTCTTGATCGTGTCTCCCTATCGATCTGATTCAGCAGCGCTTGCGCTCGGACCTTCCTGTCCTGTCCGGCCTGCGTCTCCGCTCGGTCGAGTTCTGCGCCCGCGTTCAGCTGCGACGCAGATGCTTCATTGACGAAGCGCCCAAGCTGCGACCGATAGAAGTACCACTCCGACGAGCCACGGCTCGCCTTCTCTACTGCGTCGCTGTAGTAGTCGATATCTTTCTGGATGTCGCCGATTGAGCGGTCGCTGCCGAGATTCGTCATTGCAGACCAAGCGTTCTTCGCCTTGGTCTGCAAGTCATCCCACATTTTCTGCAGCGGACTCATCTGAACGATGATTCTGTCCGCTGCATTTTTCACTGCATCAGCATAAGTCGCCTGGGCCAGCGCCGCGGCCTGCTGTGTGCGTCCTTGCTGCTCCAAGGCGGCCACTTGCTGGTAGATCGCAACGGAAAGGAAGTGATATTGCTCATTAAGCTTGAGCAACGTGGCGGCCGGCGCATCGGCCAACCTTCCAAATTCTGAAACCAAGTCGTCGACGCTGCGGGCGCCAGTCTTCGCCATAGCCGCGGTTGCGGTGGATACTCGCTCAAGCTCCGTGCCGGCAACCTTGCCAGTGTTAACAAACTGAGCCACCACCTCGGCAGATTTACCTTGGCTAACTCCAACGCCTGCAATTTCGCGCGACATGTCCTTCAACTGGCCGGCGGTCTTGCCAACAGCATTCCCGGTCAGCGCAAGCGAAGTATCGAACACTCGGGACTGAGTCGCCCCCTGATACATCGCCGTGCCCATCAGCGCCAAGGCGGCTCCAACTCCGCCAACAGCGAGTGCGAACGGCGTCACCATGCCCAGCAATGCTCGGAACATCGGGCCGATACCGCCGAAGCTGTCCTTCAACTGCCCGCCCTGCTGGATCAAGATGAGGAACGGGTTTTGTCCTCCTACCAGTTGTGTACCGATGTCGGTCATCTGCGCCGGTACCATCCTGAGGGCGGCGGCGGTCTGGCGCGCAGATACGCCGGTTCCGTCGAGGTTCTTGTTGACCTGGGCGAGCCGCGCGATCAGCGGAGCGGCGCGGTCGCCGACCCCCAACTGCGCGGCCCGGTATTCCAGCATCTGGCGGGCCGTCAAGCCAGCGGTTTCCGCCTGCTCACGCAAGCCAGCAATGAACCGGTCCCCCTGTGCCGCAGCCTGGGCGCTGGAGCGCGCCAAGGCCGCTTCTGAGGCGTCCAGGCGCTTCACGGCAGCGCCGTACTGGTCGGCGGTAATCCGCCCCTGATTCCACAAAGAAACCAGCTTGTCGGTCTGCGCCCGGATTGCGGACTGGGATCCCGCCCCGCGCTCGATGGCGGCCAGCGCCGCGTTGACCTCGTTGATATCGCGCGTCAGCTCTTGGAAGCCGCGATTCTGACCGGCCAGCACACCAGCCCCTTGACCGCGCGAAGTGCTGGACGAGGCGGCCGACAGTTCCCGCTCCGCGATAGCCGCGGCTCGGGCTTGCTCGACCAGGCGCTGCAAAGCCCCGGCACGCTCCACCGCCGCTTGCCCGATATCCCGATAACGCGTCGCCGTCTGGGCTTCCGATTGAGCAGCTTGGGCACCAGAGGCCGCCACCGCGCGCTGACCCGCGCTGAGACCGCCCATGGCCGCTTCCGCTTCGCGGATCTTGGCCACTAGAGGTTCATACACGTCACGCGGCAGGCCTGCGGCCTGGGCGCGATACTCGGCCACCTCTGCGCGAGAGCGACCCAGCGTATTCGCCAAGCGCTCCAGCGATTGACGGGCGCGCTGCTGCGACGAATTCAGCTTCTGAGCGGCGGCCTCTCCCGCGGTGCCAATGCCCTGGAGACTGCCCGACGCCTTCACGGCGGCAGCAGCCGCGACAGTTGCCATGCTGTTGACCTCGCGGCCAACCTCTTGCACAGCCGATTTGACGCCGCTGTTGTCGGCACCGAACTCCAGTGTGGCTTTGCCTACAACGTCCGTCATATCAATCCTTGTGCATTTCTTCCAGGGCGGCGCTTTCCATCACGCGCACCGCATCCCAGATTTCAGGCCACAGCCCCCGCTTGATGCCCATGAAGCGCATCACGGTGGGCAGCGTTCCGTAGTCCAACCCCGTCGCGCCGCCAGTGCCCACACGCCATTGAGTGTCCATGGCGCAGAAAACGTTGAACGGCAGCTGGTTCTCGGGCAACAGCGCCACCAGGGGTGGCGCGATGTCCGCCAACGTCAGGCCCATCCAGTCGTATTCGTCCGCCGGCGGCGCCCGCCAGTAGCGCCGCCGGGCCGCGGCGATCAGTTTCCCCGGCGGACCTCCGTCAGTTCCGACAGGTACTTGGCGACGATGGCCTCGACGGCAGGCTGGTGGTAGTTGCTGACCAGCAGCGCCAGCGCCTCGGGCGAAAAGTCCACGCTCACGCCTTCCCAGCCGACGACGATCACCCCGAGCCATTCGGCGTCCGACTTCACTTCCGTGCCGCTGGCCAGCCACGCGTTGAGTTCTTCCTTGGTCTTGTGACCGAAGGTCAGGCGCAACTTGGCCGGATCGGCGCCGGGGCGCGGAATGTCGACGGTCGCGACGAAGGTCGCCGGCGGGGTCAGGGAAAACAGCTGGTCTTCGTTGTGCTTGGGCATGGTTGGTCCTTACGCGGCGTAGCGGGTCGGGGCGCCGGTCAGCGACAGGGTGACCTGCAGCGTCATGGCTTCGTTCTTGGTGGTGGTGGGCATCTCGCTGAACGAGACGTAGGCGCGGAAGTAGATGACCGAGCCATTGGGCAGCTGGAAACGGATCGCCCGCGGCTGGCGGTCGTCGTTCGCGGCCTTCAGCACCTGGTAGTGCGGCAGCGCGTCGTCGTCGGCGATCGTCAGGGTGATCGACCGCGCGCTGCGCGTGGTCGGGATCTGGCGTTCGTCGCCGGTGTCTTCCAGGAAGGAATAGTTGTAGAACTGCTGTTCGCCGCCCTGGCTGGCCGATTCCATGACCTGCGAAATCTGCGTCCAGTCTTGGATTCGGCGCACGCTGCCACCGCCCGTGCCGGCGGGATAGCGCTTGGTGTCCGTCGTATCGATGCCTTCCAGCGTCAGGCTGTCGGTGGTGACGGCGTCCGCGCGGGCGACACGGCCATCCAGCGCGGTCCAGCCCGACACCATTTCCACGATGTCGCCGTCGGCCGCGCCGTGGGCCGCTGCAGTCACCACAGCCGGATTCGCATTGGTCACTGCCGTAGCTACAACAGCCGCGGCATAGGTCTTCGCAACCGAGAAGATTGCGCCGTTGGGAAGTTTCACGCCCATGTCGGGCCTCCATGAAAAAAGCCGCCCGAAGGCGGCTGAGTTTTTGCCCGAAGCGGGCTAATCCTTGAACCAGACCGAGAAAGTCTGTTTTCGCGCGTAGAGCTTCGTGTCGGGTTCGTGATCCGACAGCGCGCCACCCTCGGTGACGGCGCGCAGTACCGGGCTAAGACGCAATGCGTCCTCTGCCTGGCGGATGATGCGGGCGGCGTCCTGGTCCAGCAGCGCCCATACATCGACCTGCAAACGACCGTTGCGCAGGTCCGGTACGCCCGCCAGGAAGTTGAGGGGCTTGCCGCCCACCCAGTGATAGGTAATCCGCGGCTGGCCGGCACCGTCTGGCGCGACCCCGGGGTACACCTCGTCTTCAACCAACGGGCCGAGAACAGCCCGAATGTCGTCTTCAACCATGGGGTTGCTCCGCTGCGATTTCCGCGATCAGCGCTCGGGCGCGTTCCCGCGATGCGTCCAGCGCCTTCTCGTAAAAGTCGAACGCCGGCCGGATGAACGACTTCGGGCCGTGGCGGCTGTTCCCGTACTCCATCCAGTGACCGTGGGGCGCCTTGGCGTGGTTCCAGCTGATCTGGTAGATCTTGGCGTCATCGGTCGAGCGATCTTCAGAGAAAACCCGGTAGATCGCCGCTCGCAGCTGGCCCGGCTTGATGCCATTTTTCGCCGGCCCGGTGTATTCAGGCGCAAGCTCCCGCGCCCGCTCGTAAAACACCAATGCGCCAGCATGCGCAGCTGGCCGAACAACCCGCTGCTCGACCGCTTCCACGAAGCGGGTCAACCCTGCCACCGGGTCGCCGTCCATCTCAAAAGTCAGTTTCATGGCTTCGCCCCCGGTATGGACTGGCAGACTAAGTCGACGTGATCCCTCCGCTTCACGTCGGGCAAAACAGCGCTCACCTCAAATACAGTGCCAAGCAGGACAACACGCATTCCAGCCACGATGTCGGTTCGGAACCGGACCCTGACGCTCGCCTTCACGATTGATACATCACCGTCCGCCTTTATCGCTCCGATGCCCCCTTGCATCGCCACATCCGCCCATGGCTTCGCATGTTCTACCCATTGAGTAATTGGCTGCCCGCCGCCCGCTCGGGTCGTCTCGGGGCGAAGAATGGGAACTCGCCGATTCAACTTGCCGGCTCTCATGGCGTCATCGTCCTTCGGTCTGACCTAAGTAGTTCCGGCACGCCCTGCGGCAACTCCACGGCCGTCGCCCCCACCACAACCTGCTCACGGTTCGCATACAGATTGCCAAGGGTGAGCCGGACAGCGGCCTCCACCCGCGGCGTCACCACCATCCCATGCAAAACTCGGTCGAACCAGAGCTTCGCCTTGGCAAGCCGCTCGCGGGCTACCGCAATTGCCATATCCCGCGCGGCGATATTGCCTAACGATGCGGCGCGCGCAATGGCGCTGTCGTATGCATCCTGGGCATCGCCCGCGGCATCGGGCAGCGCATCGAGCGCGCCAGCCAGTTCCTCGGCAGTAGCGAACACGGCCCGGTTGAGATGTCCGGCCACCACGCTTTCGGCAGACGCCAGGAGCGATTCCAGCAGCGGCCCGTCTTCTGGCTCTGCGCGGCACTGTACGATGCACTCTTCCGGGGTCAGCAGCGACATGGTCAGTCCTTTTTGCCTTCGACCAGGGCGGCACGCAGCTTTTCTACGCCCCAATTCTTGGCGTACTTGATCCCGGCCGCGTCCAGCTGCGCGAAGAGTTCAACCTTTTCCGGGTTATCCGGGCTTGGCGCATCCAAGGCACCCACCTCGGTCGCTCCGGCCACCAGTTCAGGGGGGCATTCATCGCCAGGCTCATACCGCACCGGGTAGATGTCGCCCTCGGGAACTCCCACAAAGGCCTTTATCAGTTTGGGCATATCGGCTCCAAAGTGTTCTCAGAGGGACGGCCGGCGGCCGTCCCCCATCAGGATTTACGCCGACGCGGCGATCTTCATCGCGCGCATCGGCTCGGGGTTGTGGACACCACCGCCCACGCGCTTGGTCGTGTAGAACAGCACGAAGGGCTTGTTGGTGTAGGGGTCACGCAGCACCTTCACCCCGACGCGGTCGTAAATGGTGTAGGTGCGCTTGAAGTCCCCGAACAGCACGGGGGCAGCGCCTGCGACCGCATCGGGCATGTCCGGCACCTCGCTGAGCGGGAAGCCCCCCAGCGTGGACGGCTGGCCCGCCACCATGGACGGCTGCCACAGATAGTTGCCTTGACCGTCCTTCAGCTTGCGCACCAGCCCCTGGGTCTTGCGGTTCATGGCGAATCGCGCATTACCCGTGAAGGCCGAGGGCAGGTCATAGATCAGGTCGATGATGCCGTCCGAGGTGATGGCTGCCGCGGCGCCGCTGTTCACCACCTTGATCGCGCCGAAGGGATGCTTGGCTGCATTGGCGCCGCCTTCGATGTAGGTCAGGATGCCGAACGGCTTGTTGGTGCCGTTGCCCGATACGTAGGCCAGCCCTTCCTGCTTGGCGAACTCGGTTTCCACTTCGCCAGCGAGCCAGCTTTCCAGGCTGATCGCGGAATCGTCCAGCAGCTGCTGCGTGGCGGCCGGATTGGCGTAGATCTCGCCCCAGCCGAAGGCCAGCGACGCAAAGCCGGAGGTGTTCGTCTGCGGACGGGAGGCGGTCTCGCCAACCCAGCCCGACGCCGTGCCGCCCAGGTTGTACAGCTTGGTGAGGCCGGCGCCCGAAACGGGCTGAACGTTGGCCAATTGACGCATGGGCGAGACGAGTACCAGCTTATCGGTGATCGTGCGGTCCCACTCCACCGGAGCGAGGTAGCCGCCTTCTTCCGCGGCGCCCTTGTTCAGCGCGGCCTGTACTTCGCCCTTCTTGAAGTGGGCATTGAACGCGTCGCTGTACTCGGCGTCCTTCAGGGGCTGACCACCGCCCCCGCCCATCTGGGCCGATGCGATCTTGAGATTGGCTTCGTCGATGCCCGTTTGCAGCCGCGAAATGTCGGCGTTGATCTTCTCGACCTTGAGCGCCTGCAGGGCGTCGTGAGTGCCCTTCTTGACCTCGTCCAGTTGCTTGGTGTGCTCGTCCTTGAACGTGGCGAAGGCCTGGTTCAGCTGCTCGATCAAGGCTCGTACTTCTCCCGGACCGCCAGCGTCGGCGCGAACGGATACCAGCCCGCGCGGCACGCGGGCATTCGATTGGTGCTTCATGTTTAACCTCGCAGGGTTGAAAGTGTGGTTTGCAGCAGGGCTGCTACGTCGGCGCCAGCGCACGGCGTGGCGGTTGTGGCAGCGCTCGGCTTGCCGGAAAAAAGTGCTTTGAAGGTGTCCCGCCGCGATGAACGGCTGTATCCAGCCTTGGCCATCGCCGCCTCAACTTGGGCCAGTGCCCGGCGCTCCGCGCTCGATTGCGGCGCCTCGCTGACCTCCCCCCCGTCCAGCTGGCCAGTGGCAAAGCCGTCTTCCACGGCCTGGGCGGCCCCGATCCAGGTTTCTTTATCCATCAGGGATGCCGCTCCCTTGGGCGTCATTCCGGTACGAGCGGCGTACACCTGGGCCATAGCTTCATCAAACGGCGCCAGCTTTGCAGCAGCGTCAATCAGGTCATGACGGTTGCCGATAGCCACGGCCCACGCGTTGTGGATCATCAGAAATGACCCTTGCCCCATCAGAATTTCGTCGCCTGCCATGGCGATGACCGAGGCGGCGGAGGCTGCCAGCCCCAACACCTTGATGGTGACCTTGGCCTTGTGTTCGCGCAGTGCGTTGTAGATCGCCACGCCTTCGAAGAAGTTTCCGCCAGGCGAATTGACATTGACCGTCACGTCCCGCGCGCCGATGGAGCGCAATGCGGACTGGATGCGCTTGACGGTTACACCGCTGCCGTCCCAGGCCTCGCCGATGGGGTCGTAGATCGAGATGTTGGCATCTTCATCCCCCTTCGCGGCGCGCACTTCGGGCGTCCACCGCTCCAGGGCGTCGGGCCGCAGATCGAAGTCCGCGCCGCCCAGTCGGGCATCCGCCCTGATTTCAGGCAGTTGGATCAGGCTCATTGCTCTTTCCTTTCTGGTTTGTCGGGTCGCGCAGCTTGTTCGCCCCCGGGTCATCGCTGGCGGGTAGGTCCGACAGATCCCGAATTTCGTTTTGCCACATCCATGGCGCGTGCCCGCCAGCGCCCGATGCCTTGGCGAAATAGTCCGCCTGGTCCTTCAGCGTGCCGCGCATGAGCGCGCGCTCGTTGAACTTGTAGGTGAGGCCATCCAGTTCGTCATCGTTCAGGAAGGTGCGCATGGCGGCCTGTTCCCATGCCGTGAACCAGAACTGCAATCCGTACTGCACAAAGAAGATGCCCAGTTGCTCGATGCCTGACCCCCAGCTGGTGTCATCCATCATCAGCAGAGGGCGCGGCACGCCGAAGGCGCGCGCGACTTCTTCGATTTGGGCGTTCCGGTTCTCAATGTGCTGCGCTTCGGCAGCCGTGGCCGAAAACTTATTTGCCTTGGCGCCTTCCTCTAGAAGCATCCAGCGCTGCGCGTTATCCGCGCCGGCATAGTCTGTATCCAGCGACTGACGCATACGGTTGTAGGCCGTGTCCGAAAGGGGCTTGGGCACCTCCACCGCTCCCCCTGCTAGGTTCCCGGTACGGAACACCCGACCCGCCGCCCGTTCGGCGTCACGCGCCAAGGCAATGGCATCCCGCGCGAGCTTCATTCGGCCCAAGCCCTCCACCCCATCGACCGATATATCCCGCAGGTGAAAAACCTCCTTTTGGGCTAGCGTCACCTGCTGACCGTCCGGCCTGGTGTACAGGTAGCGCATCTCCCACCCTACGAGTTCGGCTTTGACGGAGCCGAGCGCCATCGGGATGACGGCAATAGGCCGACCCGCCGACCAAATCACGCGGGCATAGCCGTTCCCCTGCTCCAGCACATGCAGCTGCATCATGCTTTTGAATTCGAACGGTGTTTGCCAGCCGTTCGGCTTTAGTTTCAGCAACCGATAGCCGGGGTGATCCTTCACCAACGCCTTGCTCGCGTCATTGCGCATCAGGTTGAGTGGCAACATTCCCAGCGAAGTGACGATCAAGGAAACACACCGCAATGCAGCCATGTTCCGCAATGACTCCACTCGGCGGTTGTACTCGCCGCTTCGCATGTACTCCAACAAGGCTGGGTCATCAAGGCCGCTAAAGGCCTGCCCCTTGGGCTGCTGCGATGCTTGCGCCAATTCGGGCGCAATCGTAGGCTCAAGGCGCGGGCCGGCCTCAGGCATAGGGCCGTTGGCCGAGCCGCCCAGGAATCGGTCCAGTAGTTTCATTGGTTCTCTCAGATGAAGCGGATACCGCGAGTCTCGTAAACCGACCTGCCGCTTGCTTCTGGGTTGAGCGCCATTAGGTGGCTCGCGTCGAATAGGCCCATCAGCGGGTCAATCTTGGCTGTCCCACTGGCTTGCTTAGTGATGAGAATCGAATTCGCTCGCTGCTCGACCCGCGCGTTCCCCACACACCAGGCCATCATGGCGGTCCCACCATGCAGAAATGTGCCTTCGGCAAGCTTGCGCTCGACCGTCTTGATCGTGCCACCCATGCGCCAGCCCTGCGACACGCCCACAAGCAACTCTTCGGGAATCTCCGCGTCAGAGAATGCCTCAGCGAACGTGATTCCGCTGGGGTCGGCGCCGACACCCGCCTTTTCAGGGAACAGGCCAGCATCGAACACACGTCGGATGATCGCCGCCAGCTGCGCCACGTCATCGCCGATCTTGTCGACGATGACCAGGTCTTTATCCCGCTCGAAGTCACGAAGACGAGGAGCGATTTCTTTGCGTCGTTCCAACACCGACGGATGAGCCCAGGCTCTGCCCCAATGCAACCATCGACCGGTGCCCTGCTCCCTGCCAACCAGGCCCAAGCCCAGCAAGTCGTCCAACCCCCCGCCGTCAATGCCACCGGTTACCACCTCGGCTCGACTCAGGAAATCGTCCAGCAGGCGCAGCGACTTATCCGCCTGCGCCTCCCAATGGTCCGCGCCGGCCCATCGATCAGAACGCAGATTCAGACCGATTTCGACATTCAAGTGCTTGGCCAGGAACTGCTGGAATGCTCCGTCAGTCCGAGCACGCAGCAACTTGAGCTGGTCGCCCAACCACTCGGCGCTCACAGAGCGCCCCAGGTTGGGATTGGTGATATAGAAGTTGTCGGGGTCGAGATACCCCTTTGCCTCGATCATGTCGTCCGGGAACTCGTACAGAATGCCCAACGTCTTAGGGTCTATCACCCTACCGTCGCGAACGTCGCGCCAGTAGGACAGCTTCTCTTTGAACACACCCGCCGGCGGCTCGTCGCTTTGCGTGGTCAGGTAGATCACCCAGCCTTCATCGCGCGATATCTGACCTCCGAGCGCCTCAAGGAACATCGCCACGGCATTCGCGCGCTTGCCGAACAGCCAAAGCTCGTCAACGAGGATGCGACCCGACTTCTTCCCCGACACAGTGTCCGTGTCGGCGGCAACCACCTTCAGGCTGTTGCGTGTGACGCGGTGCGTGATGGTGCGCACGTGATCCTGTACGTGGAACATTTCGGACAGTTCGTCATCCGCCCGCACCATCGCCGCAGCTGGCTTAAAGCTGTTATCGGCCACCTCTTTCGTGGGCGCGAGGATCAGATGTTCCTCTTCCTGGCGCCAGCAGATGACTACCGCGGTCAGCATGATGCCGGCGGCGATAGTCGATTTCGTATTCTTCTTGCTGATGAGCAAGCCGTACTCGCGGATCAGCTGTTTACCCGTGTCAGCCTGATAGCCGCCAAAGATGGCGCGGACAAAGTTGAACACCCATTCCTCCGAGCATTCACCGAACGTCTGGTGCCGATATTCCTCTATGTCCTCGTCATAAACCTGGGGGAGATCAACCACCTTCAGCTGCTTGAAGATGCTCAACGCATATTCGGCCTGGTCGGGAAAGATCGGCGGGGGAATGATCGATTTTCGCGCCCGCAGCCGATCCGCCCAGTCTGGGCACGCGGTCGTCCAGGACATGGCTTAGCCCTTCCCGACAACGCGCAGATGCGTCGGCGGCGGCGGTGGATTGAACCGCCCTCCCGCAGCCGCCTTGTTTGCTGCGGCCTTTTGTGCGTCCTTCTTGCCTTGGTCTGCGACCTTTCCGTGCGTGAACGGCATCAGGGCCTTGGCCGCCTCCAGCCGCAGCTTCGGTTCCTCGCTTGCATCGTTCATGATGGCCACCAGTACCGTCCGCGGATCGGAGGTGAGGCCCAGGACCTTAAGGCCGATTCCACCCATGGGGCTTCCATCGGCGGTTGCCGAAGGCGCTGCATCGGGTGGGGTTGCTTGCTCCGCCGGAGGCTGCGCGTTGCCCTTTTTGTTAACCGACTTTTTGTTAACCGTCTTGTTAACTTCGGCTATGCGCCCGAGAGCAGCCAAAACATGCTTGTCACGCATCAATCGGGCGGCTGCCTGGGCCGCCCCGTTTTCGCTGTAACCCGCATGGATAGCGGCTTTCGCACCGGATAGACCCGACAGCAGCGCATCGACGAAGCGGCGCTTTTTGTCGGTTAATGCCATAGCTTCTAGTTAACAAAAGAGGGTTAACAAATTTCCAAAACGGAGAAATTTTCCGCGCGTGAGGGAACAGGTGGTTTCCGGAAGGCGAACCCGCCAGACTTTCACCCCGCCCCCCTCTCGGCATGGTCCTGGCGCCCGCGCACAGCCCCGCTAGGAGGCGCAGCAGACACTGCCGAGGCGCGGACATGCCGACGACCTTGCGATGCGCTACGGGCTTCTGGTGACGCGAGCGGACAGGCCGCGCCTGATCCATCGTTCGACCTTACCCATGTCTGGCGTGCCGCCGGTCATTTGTGCGGTCAACGCCACGCCAGTCAGATACCAGCGCACCCACCACGCGACGCGAATAGAGAGCTTGACCGTGATCTGTGCCATTACGTCCGGCTCCTGTATCCCATGTCCCGCCGCGTCTTGGCGTCATGGCACCCAGCCTTGCGGCCCTGGGCATCTCGATAGACGCACAGGATTTGCGAGTTCTCGTCGGTGTCCTGGCCACCGTCGAACAGGCTTAGTTTGTGATCGAGTTCGAAGCCGTGGGGATACACGGTCAGCATCCCACAAAGCGCACAATGCGGGTTAGCCGACCAGATGCGCAGCCGGCGATCTTGCAGCTTGCGACCTGTCATGCGCTTGGCGCTTGGCGTGGGCGCAACCGTCAGCCTTGAGCCAGCCATCGCAATGCGCGGCTTGAGTGTCTTGAGCTTCATTCCCGCTTCCCATGTTCTCGCCGGGTGCCACCAACTGCACACCGCCCGGCGCGATGATCCCTTCCCCGCGCGCCATGCCCAGCGCGCGGCCCTTGGTGGCAAAGGGTTGGAGAAATAAAAAAGCCCGCCGAAGCGGGCAAACCCATGAGAGGTGGGTAAAACTAGGTCAGCTGCAAGGGCTGCTGAATATGAGCCATCAGCCTTGTGTAGTGCTGTTCGAAGACTGGCTTCTGGCGCTTGCGGTCCAGCATCAAGTGCGAACCGAACGAGGCCCGGGCCTTGGAGTCAGCATCCTTCGCCAACAGCGCCTGCATCTGCTGCCACAGATCTTGCCGACCGGTGCGGATGTACTCTGCCATGGCATTGAAGGCCTCGATAAAGGCCTCCTTTACTGCCGCCGCAGCCTTGCCCGTAAATCCCATCACCAAGAACATAAAGCCATCCTTGGTCATTTGCACCAAAGGCTCTGGCTTGCCGTTCGCTAACTCATTGATTTCAAAGCACTGCGCAAAATTGCGCGCCCTGAACCCCGCGCTGCACTCCAGCAACCGGATTGCGCGCAGCACATCCCGATGCCGCTTGCTAAAGCGACTGGCCACACGGCGGGAATCGGTCACTAGCCTATCGCCGGCCAGCGTGACCATCTCACGAATGTCTTTCAAATCCATGCTTCACCTCTCTGGCGTAGAAATAGAAAAACCCGCCGAAGCGGGTTCTGTTCATCGGTCTATGCCGACTTGCACTATCTGGTTGCGGCGGCAGGGTTCGAACCTGCGCCATCCGGGGTATGAACCCGGCGCTCTGCCACTGAGCTACGCCGCGAAAAGGAAAAGCCCCGACCGGAATATCCGTATCGGGGCCTGCGTGTGAATGGGCGGCCGGAATTGAACCGGCGTCCTCATGGAGTGCTTCGTTCTCGTTTAACTCCGAACCCCATGCGCTCTACCCCTGAGCTACGCCACAAACTGGAGCGGGCTGCGGGAATCGAACCCGCGTTGGCGGCTTGGAAGGCCGCAGCCTGACCACTCGGCCAAGCCCGCAAAAAAGCAAAAACCCGCCGGCTTTCGCTAGGCGGGTTTTGTTGGACGCAGTAATGCACCGTATCCTTTAGGTGCCTATATTGGGGGTAAAAAACCACATCGTCAAGAAAATTTATTAGCCCCCTGCCACATCGAGCCAGCCGCAGGCACGTAGCCGCTCGGTGAACGCCTGGCAGGCCTGCTGGTGCAATCCCACCTCGCCCGCGGCCCCGAACATCCACCGCTTGAGCTTCGCATGGTGCGCGCTGACCGTGCGTTCATCGACCTTGTGGTCTTCCGCCAGCTGAGAAAGCGTGACCTTGGCACCGAAAAGCCTCTGGATGAGCATGGAGCGCAACCGGCCATTGGACAAACAACCAGACAGCGCGCCGGCTGCTGCTGCCGTTGTCAGGTCGCGGATAGCATTGGCCCACTCCTGATTCAACTTCAGACCCGAGCAGCACGAAACCTTGCATTCGCATGGCAGTTGCTGCGGCGCAACGCTCGCCACAAGAGCGGCCTGCTGAATCGGCGTCAACTGCGCCAATTCGACCCGGACCATGCCAGCCTGCCCCGCGCCGTCCACGCCGCTGAGTCCCTTGCCGGGGCCAGTCGCCGGGCCAGCCGCCTTACGGTTCATCAACGGCCGGTCGTACTGCTGCATGGAGTAGTTGAGCGCGAACACCAGGGCCGCGTGGGCACTCTTGAACAGCGGTTCAGCCTTCGGCGCCACGGCCGGCACCGTGGGAAGGCGGGAAATAATCATCGTCGTCATCAGTAAATCTCCGGGGAATAAGGTACTTTCACGGGCAGCTTCTCCCGCATCCATTGCATCGCTGCAGCCCAGTCCAGCGTGACCGTGTGGCGCCCCCGAACGGGAAAGGTACGCGGATTCAAGTCGTGGGCGTCCAACACAACCAGGTCGCCCACCATGCCGGTGCGCTTGTAGATCAGCACCGGAATTCGGTTTTCGCCAGCCTGGGCCTGCGCCTGGCGCCACCAAGCCGGCAGGCAAAGCGTGGTTGCGTGCTTGCATTCCACGCTGATGCGGTCAAACGCTGGGTCATCGGCCACCACATCGCTGTCGTCTTCGTGATTTCGGACCCGGCGGCGCCAGCGAGTGCCGGTCGCCTCGGTCAGCTGGTTGGCAATGCGCCGCTCGTAGGACGCGCCCTTGTTTCGAGCCATAGCTCCGCTCATGCTGCTTTCCTCCGTTTGGCGAACTGTCGCCTTACCTCTTGTTCCAGATACTGTTGGGCTTCGATCCCGCGCTTTCGGCCGACTAAGTTCAAGTACGGCACCCGCCGATCAAACAGCAGAGACAGCACGTGGCGGGCTTCGCATTGCCTGCGCCATGCCTCGCTGCCGGTGTCGATTTCGCGTCTCATAGTGGGATGCCTACTCGTCCATGAGGCTGTAGCGCGCCCCCTTGGGCGCCGGACGGACTCCAAACGTCTGTCCCTTCGCCAAGCTCTGGAACTTCGTCCGTTCCCCGACGTATTGCAGGGCCACCGTTCCTCGATCCACCTGGCGTCCCGCGCCAATGATGATTTCGGCAATGCCACGGTCCGGCGTGTCGGGGTGGTAGACCTCATCCCGATAGACGAAAAGAATGGCGTCGCAGTCCTGCTCAATCGCCCCCGAATCCCGCAGGTCCGAAGGGAGCGGGCGCTTGTTAGGGCGCTTCTCCAACTCGCGGTTCAGCTGAGACAGCAGGACGATGCCGATATCCAGTTCCATCGCCAACGCCTTCAGCCCTCGCGTGATGCCTTCGATTTCGGCGTTTCGGTTCGGGCCTTCGCCGTGCATCAACTGCAAGTAGTCGATGACCAGCAGGTTCAGGCCGTGCTTGCGCTTGATCTGGCGGGCTTTGAGGCGAACATCCATCAGGCTCAAATTGCCTTGATCCTCCAGCCACAGTCCAAGGGATTCAATGTGCTTGAACGCCGCTGTCATACCCTCGTAGTCGCTTGGCGTCAGGAGCTTGGGCTGCAACAAACGGGGCAGCGGCACCCCGCCCAGAATTGCCACATTCCGCGTGTGCAATTGCCGCTTGGGCATTTCCATCGACAGCACCAGGACGTTTCCGCCGTTGGCGACATGCAAGCCGATGTTGAGCGCGAGCGCTGTCTTCCCCATCTTTGGACGGCCGGCAATGACAATCAGGTCGCCTCCGCGAACCCCGCCCGCCAGCTTCTCGTCCAGATCGGGATACCCCGTGGACATGACCCCAGCAGTCTCATCGTCAGAGTGACGTTCCAGGTACTCAACGAAAGAGGCCAGGTCATCGCTCGCCTTGACTGGCTCCGACTGGCGCGTGGCTCCCTCCGCGAGCTTTTCCAGCCCAGCCTGGGCCTGGTCGATCAGCGCCGCAGCGCCCATTGCGCCAGAGACACGCACCGCTTCCATCGTGTCGTGGGCCAGTTCCAACAGGCCGCGCTGCTGCGCTCGGTCCCGCACTGCCGCCGCATACTGGGCAATGTTGGCAGCGCTGGGCGTGTTGGCAACGATGGCGCTCAAGTACTCCAGTCCGCCACCGTCCGCTCCTTTGGCCCGGATTCGGTCCGCCAGTGTGATGGCGTCTGCCCCCATGCCCAGCCCGATCATGGCCAGGATTTCGCCGAACATAACCCGATGATCCGCCCGGTAAAAATGCTCGACCCGAAGGTCGCCCAGCCTGTCGATGGCGTTGTTGTCGATCAGCAGGCCGCCGATTACGCCCTGCTCGGAGTCGGTCGCCAGAGGAACAATCACCTCGCTCATTGGTCCGCCCCTTTGACGACGTTCTCGGCCTGCACGCCCTTGGTGGTCAAGGCAAAAGCGCCTGTGGCTTTGTCGGCAAACCAGATGCCGTACCAGTTGCCCTGCACGCAGTTCAGGAACGCCCGCCGCCAATCCGTGTACCGCTTGGCCTCGGCCGTGCCTCCCGGAAGGTGCCGACGCTTGAACTCGGCCCAGCACAGATTCACGAACTCGGCGGGCAGCTTTGCCTTCTCGCAGTAGTCCAGCACGGGCTGGTAGTCGCCAATTACCTTTTCACCGGAGGCCTGGCAGGCATCCACGAATGTCTTGAACGTGACCGAGTTCTTTTTCCGTCCACGGCCCGAGGCCCCCTCCGGGGGTCTGGGGGAATCTTTTAATGACGGTTCATCTTTAGGTTCTATGACGGTTCTGGGTGCGGCATTCGCACCTCTGAGGTGCGAATCCTGCGGGGGTGGGGGTGCGGCTGCTGCGGGGGTGCGAGATTCACGGGGGTGCGGCTCTTGCGGGGGTGCGGAATCTGCGGGGGTGCGAATCTCGCGGGGGTGCGAATCCTGCGGGGGTGCGAATTTCGCGGGGGTGATGGTGTACACCGTGGAACGGCCCGTCCGCCTGGAGACGGTAATGGCGCCATGCTTGATCAGCCACTTGATGGCGTCTTGCACGGTACGCTCGCCAGCACACGTACGCATCACGATGTAGCCGACGGAAGGCCAGCAGACGCCTTCGTCGTTGGCGTTGTCGGCCATGCTCATCAGGACAGCTTTCTGAGCCGGCGTGTTGGTTTGAAGCGGCCAGCAGGCCGACATAACGATAGTGCTCATAGGGTCGCTGCCCCTCCATACAAATTCTGATACCCAATCTCGGCCTCGATGGGCCACTGGCCCTGCACAATCAGCGCGATCCGGGTTTCCTGAAATCCAGCCTCCCACAGCGCCACCTTCTCTTCGTGGAGCGCACCCGTGGTGTTCTGGTCGATAAATGCGTGGCACGCCCGGCAGCCCCAAGCCGTGGCCCAGTCGTGCGCCTTCAGCCATCCAGCCTTGCCATGCCGGTTCTGGTTCGAATGGCAGGCCACGGTCGTCTCAGTGCCACCGATGCAGACCCCGGGGATTTGGAGCATGCAAGGCTTGCCCCGGGCCAGATCCAGCAAGGCCCGGTTGCGATACATGGTTTTGGTCGTTCGCGGCGTGCTGCGGCGTGCCGGCATGCGCTTGCCGCCCGACTTCAGGCCGGAACCGCGACGCATGGGCGCGCAGCGCTTCATGGGGGTCTTCTGACGCAGTGGCGTCGATCGCTTTAAGGTCATGCCGCCCCCTGACGCGTCTTGGCCCGATACCACACAGGAAAGCGCCAGGCGTTGCTGTGCCGCGTGACCAGGCCGTCCCGCACAGCGTCGAACAGAAGCGAGTCAACCGCCCGCGCCGCGGCTTCGTCTCGGGTCGTCTTGGGCCAAGGCTGCACCGCCTCCAAGGCGGGCGACACCAGGGCGCGCAGCGCCTGCACGTCAACCCGTCGCGGCGTATCGATGATGGCCTGCCGCACCGCCTGTGCCGTCTCCGGTGGCACGCGGTAGCCCTTGAACATGTGCAGGCAGCTACGCATCGAGACCACTCCAACGACGGAACGGCTTGCGAATCACAGCGTGGAACATGTCGGCGGCCAGGGCGTGGTGGTCCAGCTGGGCGCGGCTGCTGACGCCGCACATGTCGCGCACGTATTGCGCGGCATGCTGCTCACGGCTCACGCCCAGAGGGGCGGCGCCGATGCGAGTTTCCACCCAGTCTTGGAATGGTTCGCTCTGGCACCACATGGCTGCCAGCTGAGACAGCGCCGCCCCCTTGCCAGCCGCAGGCGCGCGTCTTGCGCGCACCGGGCGCCCCGAATCTCCGCGCGTCAGCATCCGGCCCTCGCCTTGTCGCCAGCGGCACGCACGACATTGCGCTCAAGGCGCTGGGCCTTCTCCACGATCTTGCGGCACTCGATCACGATGGCCGAGGCGTCCGCCTCGCAGATATCCCCATCCGACAGCGCCTCAATCGCCACGGCCGACAGTTCGCCGTTGAGCTGGGACATTTCCATCACCTTCTGGCGCGCTGCGTCTACCTCGTTCAGGTGCCGCGGCGCCGGTGGCAGGACGTTGGCGGACACACCGTGGCGCACGTTCAGCGCCAGCAGCCAGTCCCGCGCGTAGCTCTCCCCGCCCTGCTTCTCCAACATCCACTCGGTGGCGAGTTCGAATAGGTCCAGGGACATGGATTGCCCTTTCACCCGGCGCAGCTTCTGACGCAGGGTTTCCGCATGCATCGAGACGCCGCGGCGATTCGTCATGAACGCGGCCAATTCTTCAACGCCGCCGGGCGTCTTTTGCACGCTGATGTACAGCGCGTCGTGCGGGTCGATCTGTGTGTAGCGGTGAGTCATCGGGTCTTACCTTGAATTCGGGATGCGATCAGGGTTTCGGGGCATCGCCCCCAGCCCTACGATGTGCGACATGGAAACCTTCACGACACATCAAGCGGGCCTATCTGGATCGCGCCAGGCGCGGGCGGCGTGGCCGTGTCACCCGGGATATGCGTGGGCGTTGCCTGCGGTTCCAGCAACTGGAGTCGGCGGCTCAGAATCGGCTTGCGCTGAATTTCTCTGCAAACAAGGAGCCGCACGCATTCTGCAAAGTCAGAGGAAAGGCTATGCATGGGCAGGCTCCGGGCTGGGGGCAGGCGCGAACAGGTCTGGCCGAGCCAGCTTCAAGAACTGGAGGCGCGCCTTGGGTATGCCTTTCGTCCGCCATTGCGAGATTGCGCCGGTCGTTACCTCGAACAGCCGAGCGGCTTCGCCCGTCCCGCCCAAAGCGTCGATGATTTCTGTATCGGTCATTTGATCCACTCCTGACGGAATCTTAGCTGACTAAGATTCAAAGCTCAAGGTGGCTAAGATACTTTTTGTTTAGCATACTAAGATGCCTTTCCAAGACCGAATTACCCTTGCGTACAACACCGAAGCCGCGCGGCGACTGGCCGCTGGAGAGCCGCGCCTGACGAAAACGGAGCTTTGGCGCGCTGTCGGCGCTACATCGTCCGCTGCTACGCACTGGTTCAGCGGCGCGAATGGAATGGATCTAGATACCTGCGTAAAAGCCGCTCCCATCTTGAACGTCAATGCTCGGTGGCTTTTCGACGGCACGGGGCCAATGCAGGCAAGCCCTCAAGCTGACGGCCACGCTTCTGGCGATAGTGGTGCGGTGATCACCGCGAGCGGAAAGCGCGTTGTAGAGGTAGAGATACCCCAGTTCGAGACTGGTGGAGCAATGGGCAACGGGCTGGAGTTACGCGATCAGCCTGGCATCATTCAGGCTTGGCATGTCAATGCCGAATGGCTACACAAGAACGTCCCGAACTATTCAACCAAGGCCAATTTATGCATCGTGACAGGCTTTGGCGACTCGATGCGCCCTCTGTTCAACCCTGGTGATCCACTGATAGTGGACCGAGGCGTAAAGTCGGTCGAGTTTGATGCCGTGTACTTCTTCCGCGTCCACAACCAGGGATATATAAAACGGCTCCAGGCCATACCTGTGGCAACGGGTATGATCATTCGCGCGAAATCAGAGAACGACAAATACGATTCGTGGGATATCACCCCTGATATGGATTTCGAGGTCTTCGGAAGGGTTCTGAAGGTCTGGTGTAGCCACGATTTCTAATTCAAATAGGCCAAAACCCGTATGAAAAAGGCGATTCTGTTCGCTTCTCTTGTCTCAATTTCCGGCTGCGCTACCTACGACATGACCCTGATGGCGCAAAAAAGTGGCGCCACTGGCAAGGGCGTGGCCAAAGCTGACGGCTCCACCGCCACGATTGTGCTGAACGGCAAAACCTTTACAGGCCCCTTTTCCTATCGCTCGGATGCAACATATTCGGTGCCGTCAATCAGCGTCGCCGACAACCTCCCGCCCCCCATGGAAGCAAAGCGCGAGAAACTGGGTTTCATTGGCGGTAATGGAAGCGTGTTTGCGAAATCAGCAGACGGCAGCGGCCTACGTTGCGTGTTTGCCCTAAATCCACGTCTGCAAATGGGCTCTGGCGCATGTCTGGACGACATGGGCACTGTGTACGACCTGCAAATTAACTAACCATCTGCGCGTCTGGGAGCATGTCCCCGTCGGGCGAATGCGCATCCATGGGCAATTCGGGCGATGCCCCGAAAATGAATGAGTGATCAATACTCAGCCACCCGCCCGGCAACCCCATCACCGTTTCGATTTCCCTAGCCATTTCACTAGGTAGCGGCGCCTTGCCGCATATGCTGTTCCGAATGGCGCTTTCGGTGACAAGTGCGCCGCCATCAGCCAGGTATCGCGCGAACGCTGCGACTGTCGGAACTTTATTCGTGCACGAGCGGGCAAGCAGGAGCTTTAAATTCTCCGCTCTCACGGAGTTCAGGCGCTTGTCCACTGCGGCCGCTGAAAGCATGGTAAGCCGTATCGGTCGGTTGATCTTCCTGCGCAACATCCCTCCCCCTTGTCAGCAAATGTCAGCACACATTCAGTTCCGTATCTGATTGTGCCACGTTCGCTCGCACCAAAATCTTAGCTATCTAAGTTTTTGTTGACTCGTTTTATCTTAGTCTACTAAGATTCAGCCATCAGGTGCTTCTTAGGTGCCTGCCTACTTGCAGCATTGCTCTTTAACAACCGAGGCCGCCCGCCCCCACCGGGGATGGGCGAAACAGGACAAGCCAGGCGCCAGCGCGCCCCCGGCCCCTGAGTGCTTGGGCTTCTACAGCCAAGCAACGCCTAGCCGGGCGTGGCGACGATAACCCCGGCCTCTACTCCGATTCCGCTGAAAAGCGGGTTTCGGCCAGCGCTGCGAGTCAGCGCTTACCGAAGCCGAGCGATGAGCTTCACATACAAGAGTTCGCTCACGAGTTCAATGATGGTCTGCGTGACGATGACCGCTGGGATCACCGGAATTGCACCGGGAATTGCCAAACCCAACGGAAGCACAACAAGAGAGTTTCGCGTGGCAGCACTGAAGGCGATTGCCCTGCCTTGGTCGGCCGGCAGCCTAGCAATACGGCTCAACACCCATCCGATCAAGGGAGCGATAACAGCAAACGCGATGTACGCGGGAGCCGTTGCTAGCGCGGCCGAAGAGGCCAACCCGATCTGGGGAGTGATGGCCGCGACGACCACAAATAGCACCGCAGCAGTGGCAGGCACTGGCAGGATGCCCAACGCCGTCGAGACCGTCGTTCCAAGAGTGGATTTTGACGCCCAAACTTGAACCAAGCCAGCCAGGAGAAGTGGACCTGCGATCAGGTACAAAATGCGTGCAGAAATGGGGCCCAGGCGACAAGACCAGTTGCCACATCCCCCAGAAAAATTTGCAAATAGACAGGCAGCAATGCCATTTGCACTGCCAACAACAACGGAGTGGATGCCAAAAGCGCTTTCGCATCACCTTTTCCTAGATGGGCAAAGGTCACTACATAGTCGATGCACGGCGTTAGCAGAACAAGCAGTACCGCAATTCTCACCATTGGATCGCCTGGCACGAGCGGCAACAAACCTACGACCAGAATTGGCACCACCACAAAATTCGCCCCGAGTAGTACCAGCAGGAATCTGACGTTGGAGACCGCACGCCTCAACTCGCTCAGTGGCACCTGCAAAAACGTGACGAACAGCATGAATGCAAGCAACGGCTCAATTGCTGGCTCCAGCTTCGCCATGGACGGTGATAGCCACGCCGCTATCGCGGCAAGTACCACTGCAACTAGATAAATCTTGACTTGCTGCTCTTCGAAAAGCTCGCGAATACGTTGTGCCTGCATCGTTCGGTTCGTCGTGTCTGATAACAATCGAACCCCATTTAAGCAGAACTCTGGTGTTCCACGGTTCGGACCCAACTCCGATTGAGATATCGCATCTTTCGGAACTGCACTTCGGCACCAGACAGTCCCGGCTCATGCCCCGCGTGCGGGGTATGGGCAGGCGCTGTTGCCTGATTCCCCGGAGACCTCCCCATGCTCGCCACCTTTATCCGCTTCCTGGAAGAACTGATCGACGTCGCAAACTTCGGCCGCGACCTCAGCAAGTAGCACACCGGCCATGCCCCGCGCTGCGGGGCGGCTTCGGAGAGCGGGCCGGCGCCGCTTCGTCACCGGCGCAGAAAGTGACTTTCCTTCGATATCACCGGCTGCACCCCCGGCCTGCTCTCCGAAGCTGTATCCCTTCCCCGGCCCACGGCCACCTCTGGACCCACCCAATGAATACCGACAAAGCACGCGGGCGCATGCTCAAGCTGCTGGCGCTCGCGCGCCGCGGCGAAGGCGGCGAACGAGACAACGCACAACGATTTCTGGACCGATTGCTTAAGCAACACGGGATGTCCCTCGAAGACCTGGAGAACGAACAGCAGCCCACCGAGTGGCAACGCTTCACCTACAAGACAGCATTCGGCCACCGGCTGCTGATTCAGGTGATCAGCATGGTGCTGGGGCAGAACTCGTTCAATTCACGGGTGAAACGTGGGCGTAAAGGCTTTGAGGTCCAAGTCACCAAGGCCCAGCATGTCGAAATTGATTTGTACTACCGCGCATTTCAACGCGATCTGGACAAGGCAATGGAGCATACCTTTGCGGCGTTCATCAATCGCAACAAGGTTGGCGCTGACACACCGCAGGAAGAAGACAGGCCGAGCAAGTACAGCGACGAAGAACGCTGGCAAATCATGCAAATGATGGATGCCATGCCGAAAACCTCTATTCAGCGTCAGATAGGGCACAGCGCCCCATGAGCGCCGCGCTGATGCTCGCCACCATCATCGGTCTGGCCTTGTGCATCGCACTGCTGGGCGACCGTATCACCCGCCGCCACGCTGCGGCCGACCCCTGGAGCGCCACCAAATGAACACCATCAGCGCAAGCGCGCCCCCGGCACGCATCCGCCCCCTGCGCATCATCGCCAAGGCAGCCCGCACGCTGGGCGACCTCATCGCCCCGCGTGACCACGCCGGCAAAGGCAACTGGAGCAAGGACGCGGATATCCCGCCGTTGGCGGCTTGGTCCGCCGGCATCGGGTTTGCAGCCTTCTGCCTCTTCGGCCGCGACGTTCTGGGCTGGCTTCTCCAATTCGCAACATGAGCCGGTCAGGCCAATCCTCGCTTTTCATCAGGGACATAGACCTTTACCCTCGTTGCACGGGCGCAATCGTCGTTGGCCTGCTTTAAGAGGTTCTCGGCGAATTCCAGTTGCTCGTGACAGAACCGCAACAGATTCATCCTCTCTTCCCCAACCCACCGCTTTACCTCAGTACGCCTTCCCAACAGCCGAGCATGAACCAGACGGATGCAGGCGAACGCCGCTGATATCTTCTCCGCGCAGTCGTTCGGCAAGGGAGCTAGGGCAAGCAATTCCTCGTAGGGAATTGCCATTGCGTTCACCCGCTCCACTTCCTCACATATGTCATCCATCTGCTCGGGCCTGGGGTCCATGGATGTGAACAGCTGTGAGTAACGAACGGCCACACCCAGGTCAATGCGGACTGAGGCCAAATGAACGGCAACACTTGCTGCCGCTAGACCGGCTTTGGCGCGACTCTCAGCCACTTGCTGCCTGCGCGTCCGTTCAGCGATTACCAACGCCACCACCACAGCGCCCACGGTGCCGAACGCAGTCATCAAGTCCCACCATTTCGCTTCGGCAACCGCGTCCACTTTGGTTGCCAGCACAAAACCCAGCGCAAGCCCGAGCAACGCTAGCGCCGCTCCCAGCAGCATTCCTCGCATATCCATCTCCAGGCATTCAGTCGCCAGGAATCGTATCCCATCCCTTCACGGAGTGTCAGCCATGACCGAATCCACAGCCCCTGTGTCGTTCCGCCAAAAGATCCTTTCCAAGGAAATCAAGCGCGCCCACGCTATGCAGGTGCGCTACGAACAACTCCACGTCGAACCCGGGTTCAATCTCCGCACGCCCATCGAGCGCCTCGGCGGCAAGCTGCGCCAGAAAGCAGAGGCCGCCGAAGAAAGCTTGTTCCGCCACATCATGGCGGGCGGGCAGTATCCCGCTTTGGAAGTTCGGCCGCGCGCTGAGGGTGGCGTGTGGATCGTCGACGGCCACCGCCGACACCGAAATATCGGCCGGGCCATTGCCGCTGGAGCCCCGCTGCAAGACAAAGACGGCTTCGTGATGATCGATGTGGTTGCCTTCGAGGGTAACGACGCAGAAAGGACAAAGCGCGTCATCGACAGCTCAAAGGCAGAAGCCCTGTTCATCCTCGATACCGCAATGGGGTATGCACGCCTGGCGCGCTTCAAATGGGACAACGAGCGAATCGGGTCCGTTGAAGGCGTCTCATCGGTATGGGTTGGAAAGATGCTGACCCTGGCGAACGCCAATACCGATGTGCATGACCTGATTCTGGCTGACCTTGTGAAGCCCACGGTAGCAATAGCCGCAATCGAGAAGTACGGCGAGGCTGCTGGCGAGTTCCTGCGCAACCGCGGAAAAACAACCATCGGCGATATCAAGGGCCGCCCGCTACCCCGCAAAGTCGTCTCCCCGCTCATCACCAGCGTGGATACCTTCGTCAAAGCACTGGACCCCAACCAACGCGCCGCCATCGTCGACGCCCAGGAAGGCCGCGTAACCAGCGAAACCATCACCATCCCCACCGCCGCCCTTCTGGAACTGTTCCAGGCCCATGGCGCCGTTGAAACCGTCCGTGCCAAACAGGCCGACAAGCAGCGCCGCGCCGCCGAAGCAGCCGCCGCAGCGGGCCAGACCTCAATCCCCGAAGAGGAAACTGCCGAATGAACGATTCCGCCCCCACCACCAGCGCTGACGAAGCGCTCAGCAGCCTCATGGGCGCCGCCCTGAACGTGCCCGCCCCCCTCATCCAGCCCGCCCCCGTCCAACGCGACAGCGATGGCTACTGGACGCATCCGGCACACCCTGACGTCGAAGAAGGCCTGTCGGCCGACATGGTGGCGTGGTTCAAAGCCCAGCAGCTGGAATCCCACGTCGCCTATCTCGAAAGCGAACCGCCCGAACACCCCGCAGCTATCAACTACTGGGGCGATGCCGGCAGCTGCAACATCAGCGCCTGGGAACCGCCCCGCCCAGAGGGTGAAGGCTGGTTTGTTCTGTCCATCCATGACACCGAAGACTGGGGGCCGGTCTGCGTGTGGGTCCGCCATGCTGGCCAACGTAAGGGGGATGCGTGATGGACAAGCGGACTGAACGCGAGCAGCGCATGTACGACGCGCTCAAGCGCATCGCGCGTGGCTACTGCACACCGGACCAGCTGCGGCGCTCCGAGAAGGCCCGGTGCGGCCTGGACTACGAGGAAGCGCTGGGCTACTCCTACGAGAATATCCAACAGGAGGCCGCCCAAGCCATCAAGGGCATGCGCCGGCCTGCCGCCCAGCAGGGCAAAGGCGGTGCAGCATGAGCCGATCCCTCGGACAGCGCGTGCTGCACAAAGCCGCGAAACGCTCGGTCAGCCCTGAACAGGAAGGCAAAGACGCCTTCGCCAAGGGCCTGCCGATCAGCGCCAATCCTTATATGCCTGGCGGCCACGGCAAGGGCCATGCGTGGCAGCGCGGCTGGAAGCGCGCCGCCCAGCAGAGCGGCCAGGCCGCGGGGAGGTGAGCATGGCTGATTTCTACGTAATTAGCGTGCATCACACCCAGCGCCGTGACCGCTACATCACGCTCTGGCGCCCCGATGACCGCGGGTACTGCTGGCGCACCATCGCAGCCGGCAAGTACGACCAGGACCGAGTCAATGCCAGTCTGGGCTACTACAACAGCGGCGAAAACATCGCAGTGCCGGTTGAAATCGTTGATGCAATGGCACGGCCTGGCGACCCGCGAGACTTCGACGTCGTCTCCGAGGACATGCCGATATCTGCGCTTCGGGCTGTTCCCAATACGCGCGATGCCTGGAAACGGCTGATCGCCCATGCCATCGCCCCGACTCAGTATCCCATCCGGGCCGAATACCCTGGCGCGCGCCACAGGAAAGGATAGTGACCATGCGCACCTACCTCGCCGGCCCAATGTCCGGATACCCCGAACTGAATTTCCCCCTGTTCCACGCCGAGGCCAAGCGCCTGCGCGAATGCGGCCACGACGTCGTAAACCCCGCCGAAATCAACAGCGACCCCGCCAAGGACTGGACCGAATGCATGCGCTCCGACATCGCCGCCCTCGTGACGTGCGATGCCATCGCCATGCTCCCCGGCTGGGCTCAATCACGCGGCGCCCTGCTGGAACACCACATCGCAACACAGCTGGGCCTGGTGGTCATCCATCTGGCGCCAAGCGCGGAGAGGTGAGTATGGAAACAGCCATTGATCTATTCGCTGGCCTGGGCGGCAATTCCGAGGGTGCGCGCCAGGTAGGCGTCCGCGTCGTGTGGGCTGCCAACCACTCGCGGCCAGCAGTGGATACCCACGCCGAAAATCACCCCGAAGCCATCCATGTTTGTCAGGATCTGCACCAAGCCAACTGGTCTAAAGTCCCGTCCAGCGACATCATAATCGCGTCACCCGCGTGCACAGGCCACACCAACGCCCGCGGCAAAGATAAGCCACATCACGACATCGCGCGATCCACAGCTTCGGCTGTCGTCGACGCCGTGGAATTCCACAGGCCGCCATTTTTCTTGGTCGAAAACGTGCCGGAATTCGCCAAGTGGGTTCGGTATCAGACTTGGTGCGCTTCCATGCATGCCCTGGGCTACGCGCTTTCGCCAGTGATCTGGGATGCGGCTGATTGCGGCGTGCCGCAGCACCGCAAGCGCATCCTGATCATCGGTACACGCAGCAAGCATCCGATCCAGTTGGTTGCGCCGTCCCGCCCGCACCGACCGGTAAGCGAGATCATCGACTTCAACGCCGGCACGTGGTCGCCAATCGACCGCCCAGGCCGCTCGCCCAAAACCCTCTCGCGGGTCCGCGCCGGCCGCCGCCAGTTCGGTGACCGCTTCGTAATGCCCTATTACGGCTCCGGCTCAGGTCTTACCGGCCGGTCCCTGGATCGCCCCTTGGGCACCATCACCACCCGCGCCCGCTGGGCCGTCGTCGACGGCGACCGCATGCGGATGCTGACCACAGCCGAGAACTGCGCCGGCATGGGCTTCCCGGCGCATTACCGCCTACCGGCAAACGGCACGCTCGCCCTGCACATGCTCGGCAACGCCAACCCGCCGCCGCTGGCGGCCTACGCCATCGACGCCATAAGGAAAGCAGCATGAGACGCGAGGGTTCTTTCCTGCACTGTTAGAACTTGTACCAGGGCGAGTTCATTAGACCAAGATTAAATCGCTGGTCGTACATCCGCGCCTTGTTTTTCATATGAGCGTAAAGAGAAAACGTCACGAACAGCCCCAGTGCCCAATGCACATAAAAGGCCCCACCAAGAATTGCCAATCGAACGATCCAGAGAATTAGCACATCGGCCTCCGCATTTTTATTTGCTCGGATGGTAACTGAATTAGGAGATATCTAATGGAACCCATTTTTGTGATGACCGCACTGTCCAAGCAGCGCGCCCCTGTATCGGATATCCGCGAAGGCTTCGAACTGACCTACGCCGCAAACGCCGACGATCCGGCCTGCGCCAGCGACCTGGGCCACTTCACCAACGGCTGGCAGGCCTGCATCATGGCCCAGGTGGGTAAGCCTGTGGTGATGAAGCTCGAAGTAGACGCCACAGCCGCTATTGCCCGTATCAACGATGAAGTTGCGCGGCTGCGCGCCCCTGTCGCCGATGAGCGGGCGGCGTTCGAATATCACGCCCGCGCCTGCGAACTGACGCGGGATGAGAACGAGCCGGACGAGTACCGGAACTCACATGTTCAGGAATACTGGAACGGCTGGAAGGCCCGCGCCGCCCTGGCAAGCGCCCCTGTAGCCGGATGGAGCCTGCGTGGCCCGTCGGCCGGAAGTTGGCGCGGGGAATTTTCCCGCCGCGTGTACGAGAACTTGGCCGCCGCCGACAATCAGGACGTGCCGCTGGAAGAATACCCGGCGCGCATCCTGGCCGTGCTGGATGCCATGGGCGCCCCTGTAGCCGGGGAGGCGCAGCGGGTCTTTCTGGTTCCGACCGGCGAGGTGTATTGCGGCCAAGAGACGTACACCCGCCACGAGGGCCAGCCGCCTGTCAACACCGACAATGAATGTCTCTATGCCGCGCCCCAGGCCAGCGAGGCGGTGCGCAAGCTGCCTAAAGGCTGGCACTACGCCCTGAACGTCGCTATTGACGCCCTTGAGCATGAGACGCCGACCGGTGAGGGCTGGCCTGACAACTGGCCTGCGATCGTGCAAGACCTCAACGGCCTGCGCGACGCACTAACCCAGCCCCCAGCAGATAAAGACGGCGCAGCCTGCGCATGCCCCTCTGGTGACGGCTCCCTGCGCCCGTGTGCAGTGCATCCACCAGTAGGAGCCGGAGATACTCCGGCGTACGGGCGAGGAGAATAGACATGCTAAGGTTCGCTTCACCTCAACTTTCCGCCCTCTCGCTTCGGGGGGCCGAAGCCCATGGCAAAGAAACCCAAGGTGACCGCTCCCGCCAAAAAGGAAGTTTTGATTTGCTCCTTTTGCGGCAAACACAAGACACAGGTGCGCAACCTATTAACCGGACCCGGCGTCAGTATCTGCAACGAGTGCATCGAGGCAGCCGTCGAGCTTATCGACAATGCAGGCTGGGAAGTGGCGCGGACGCCGACCGACAAGGCGCTATTTATCGCGGACCAAGAGAGGCTGGTAGCTCGAAAGACTGCCATGCTGGGCCTGTGGCGTCAGCAATTAAGTATTTTGGCGGCCGGTGCACCGCCTCGCAGCGAAAACGCCATGCATTGAGCCTGCCATTTGCTGGCGGTTTCTGCTGCGTCACCCGTCCCTACCCGTACGCTTTCGGCCGCGGCGTGTCAGTTCATCACGGAGGCCAGCCATGGTCAGATTCGTGACAATCCCCCGCGCCGCCGTCATTACAGGTTATACAGAGGATGCGATCCGCTCCAAAATCCGCGACGACATATGGCGCGAAGAAAAGGAGTGGATTCGGGCGCCGGACGATCGCATTCTCATAGACATGGAAGGATATGAAAAATGGGTAGAGACGGGCGAGGTGTTAAGGCCGCCTCGGAAAGCAGTATCGAAATCACGTTCCAGTACAAGGGCCGGAGGTGCCGGGAACGTATCCCACTCAAGCCCACGCCCGCTAACCTGAAACGTGCCGAGCAACACAGGGGCGCCATCCTGCACGCGATCGCCACCGGCGTCTTCGACTATGCAGCCACCTTTCCCAACAGCCAACGTGCCGGCCAATATGCCGAAACGCCCGGCCAACTGCTTTCGGTGGAAAAATACCTGGATGATTGGCTCGACGCCCGCAAGCCCACGCTCAAATCAAGTACATATCAAGGCTATCGCAGTATTGTGGACGGGCTGTTGATTCCCCAATTCGGGGCCGTGATGTTGAGTGAACTCAAGTGGCCCGCCATCAAGTCGTGGCTAGCGGGTCTGGGTGGCGAAAAGCCGGTTAGCAACAAACGGCTGTCCAACGTTCAAAGCTGCCTGCGGTCCGCATTGAATGATGCAGTTGAAGACGAAGTGCTGGACGAAAACTGCATGCGTGGGCGCCACTACAGCAGGCAAGAGCAACCGGTCGACGACGGCGACGACGACGAGGTCGATCCGTTCACCCCTGACGAGCAAAATCAGATTTTGGCCCACCTACCAGACCAAACGCGGAACTATGCCTTGTTCGCGCTGTGGACTGGTCTACGGCCAAGCGAACAGATAGCTTTGAACTGGTCTGACGTCGATCTGGCCCGCGGAGTCATTCTGGTGCGGAAAGCGATCACGCGCGCAGCCAAGGGAGTGGCCGAATTGCCTAAAACCAAATCCAGCCGGCGCGAGGTCAAAATACTGGCGCCAGCACTACAGGCAATTCAAGCCCAGAAGGCCCACACCTGGGTCGGCGCAGAACCCCACGGGGAGCTATTCCGCAACCCTGGCACTGGCGAGCGCTGGTCGAGCAGCCAGGCTGTGCAAAAAGTCTGGGCGACAGCCCTCAAACGGGCCACGGTGCGATACCGCCGCCCGTATCAGATGCGCCATACCTTTGCCAGCATGATGCTGTCAGCAGGCGAGCACCCGATGTGGGTAGCGCAGCAGATGGGCCACAAAGACTGGGCCATGATCATCCGCGTCTACGGAAAATGGATGCCATCCGCTGATCCCGACGCCGGCGGCAAGGCCGTTGGCCTTTTCGGGGAAAAGCTGGCATTAAGTGGTCATTCTGGAGCCAAATCAGCCCCAAAACAGCCCAAAACAATGACAGGCTAA